TAACTGAATGACCTGAAACCTACGTTCTTAAATATCGCCTCTAACGCATTGTTGGGCGTCTCATTCAACATCTTGTTTATCTGACCTGCTGGATCACCAGCACCTAACATACCACCTAACTTTGCGACACCCTTCGTGCCCAACATCTCACCAATGGACGCAGCCACCGTGTTCATGTTCGCGGTATTACCTTGACTTGCGAGGTAATCACCCATAGATTGCCCCTCACCTACCAACCCTGCGGTCTGCATCAACACGCCAGTAAAACCTGTATCACTCGCCTTATATTCCATCTGGTAACTTGCCTCTATGTTTGGTGGCATATACAATGCTATCGTGTCTTTCGATTTGATAAACTTACCCGCCTTACGCAGGTTGAAACTCGTTGTGAACCCACTACGTTCATTCGCTGTCAGTTTTATATCTTCCTTGATTGGACGACCAGATACCCTAGATGACCTAGTGATACCCTCTGCTGGGTCAGCGTTTCTATCTGTCCCACCATAATTGATATTGGTGTCTATCGTCTTATCTATCTGGTCACCAATACCCTTTACAACTTGGGCTGATGAGTTAAACGTTGGACTTATGTATTTTGATGTGCTTCGTTCGAATATGTGGAATAGTATGTAGTGACCAAAATCATTGTTACCCAGGTCTTCTGGGTATTGGTGTATACCAAAATCAAACTTACTCTTTGATAAGTCTAAATGTGCCGTGCTGGCAGGTGTTACACTACCACGTGATAGGTCTGGACCTGTACCTGATGTCTGTTTGTTAGACGCACCAAATATCGCTCCCTTTACTCTACTCTTTAATCTCTGTAAACTGTCTGACATGTCTAACTATTTATGCTATAGTCGACCAATGTTTTAGATGATCCTCTGTTATTATCTGAAATGACTGACCACGTTTCTTACAATATACCTCTGCTGCCTTCCACTTCGCTTGATTGATGACGTATTGTTCCGCTGTGTATGCCCATGACTTGGTCTTACGTTTTGGTATACGTGGTGGTTCTGTGTACTTTTTAGGCTTGACTTCCCACACGGTCTCTGTTATAATGCCACTAGAGTTACGATACTTTATCCATATGTCTGGGAAGTATCTACTAATACGCCCTGTCATAGGGTGTTTGTATGGCACAAAGAATTCCTCACTCGCCCACTTCAATACTGACGCATTGTTGTCCAAGTATTTAAAACATGTGAGTTCCCATGATGACCTGAATATGATGTTAGATGGATCACCCTTGTACTTCGATGGATTCTTTGCCTTGTATCGACCCTGGATCGACATCTTGTTACTCATTCTCTTAACCTTCTTCATACATTATTATTTAGAACAGCATAAATAGTTTGATGGCCACAATTTTTGATAGAATAAGGGACGATGTAGGAGATAGGGAGTTATCACTCGCTTGGTATCGTAAGAAGGTACAGGCATTGGCAAGTCGTATATCCGCAGGACGATTGATGAGAGAGGGTAAGATACTACAGACACCAGGACGTAATGTACTATCATTCTTTCGTTATGACCCTAAACTCAAATCAGTATTACCATATTATGATATATTTCCATTAGTCATGCCCATACAATCCGCGAAAGGTGGTTTCTTGGGTATCAATTTTCACTATCTACCAATACCAATGAGAATGAGATTGTTAGAGACACTAGCGAAGCGTAACTTCAAAGGTGATTATAGGAAGTTGAAGAATATACCACTCGTCAAACCGTGCGTCAAACATTATCTACGTTCACAGTTCGCTAGTGGGTTCTATAGATTAGATGAATTAGATTACGCACCCGCAATATTCATGCCAGTTCAATCGTTTAAGAAAGCAGGTATGACAGCGGCACATAGAGACGCTAGAAGGAGAGCAGGTTAAATGGCAAAGTTAGGTGACCCAACAGATTTCAGTTATCGTGTCAACAAGGTAGTAAAGGTTGTTGATGGTGATACGATAGACGTATTGTTAGACTTAGGTTTCGACATAATGTATAACAGTAGAGTTAGACTATTTGGTATCGACACACCAGAGAGTAGGACAAGTGATAAGATAGAGAAGAAGTATGGCATGTTGTCAAAGAAGTTTCTAAAAGAAGCATTGGCAAAAGGCAAGAAGATTTCTATAAAGACTTACAAGGGCGATGAGACTGGTAAGTTTGGTAGAATACTTGGTGACGTATTCGTAGATGGTAAGTCTGTGAATAGTGCGTTATGTAAGGCAGGTCATGCTGTAGAGTATTACGGACAATCAAAAGATGATGTCGAAGCGGCACATATGAAGAATAGAAAGAGACATAAGGTATAAGATGGCCATATTTCGTGGAGGAAAACGTTTAGGACCATTTGATATAAGAGTTGGTCTACCACGTGGTAGAGAGTATGATAACATACCAGGTGATCCACGAGTAAAACAACGTGCCAACCCAGAGACCACAATCAATAGATTTAGGTCAGCGATTAGTCGTGGAGAAGGGCTCGCAAGAAACACTAGATTTCTTGTTAACGTTGGATTACCAAAGGGTAAAATCTTACAAGAGTTATTACAATCAACGAATGCCAAAGCGAGGGCAGGTGTGGTCATAGATGACCAGGCTGCGGGACCATTTGATTACATGCAATCAGATAAGATAATGAGCCCAGACGCTTCGTTGTTATGTACCAATGCCACAATGCCAAGTAGGACATTGAATACAAGTCCATATCGTATCGCAGGTGCGGCATACAAGTACCCCACACAGGTACAGTATAGTGATGTCCAATTAACATTCATTGGTGATAAGTTTCTGAGATTGAGACGTTTCTTTGAGATGTGGATGGGTTCAATATATAATAACCAGACAGGGTTATTTAACTTCTACAAAGAGTATATTGGTGATATAGATATATTTCAGTTAGGTCAATTTGATGATACCAATGATAGAGATAGTGCTACATATGGTGTTAGATTAAGAGAAGCATTCCCTACAGCGATAGGGGAAGTCAATTACGATAGTGGTTCTCAGAATGGTTTTGTTGCGATTAACGTTACATTCGCATATAGAGATTGGTTGAATTTCAACCTAGATGTCGATAGTACTGGCAAAGTTGGTGGTCTATCGTCAGGAACAATAAAAGCAGGTGATGGAGGATTCTTAGATAGTCTACCGCCTGAGTTAAGACGGGCAGGACGTCAGGTTGTTGGTCAACTGAAACGTTCTATACCAATTGGTAAGGTATTTGGCGGGAAAGTATTTCCACCATTTACATTTTAAATTATAAAGGAGATTAAATTATGGCTTTGCCGTTATTAAATACACAAACATTTGATTTGATGGTCCCTAGTACGGACGAGAAGATAAAATATAGACCCTTTCTTGTTAAGGAAGAGAAGATACTTCTACAAGCGCAAGAGGGTGAAGACACGGAGATGATTGACGCATTAATGACTATCATTAGTAACTGTACGTTTGGTAAGATAAAACCAGAACTATACCCATCGTTCGATATGGAATACATCTTTCTAAAGATACGTTCCAGAGCAGTTGGTGAGAAAGTCAATCTAAACTTAAAATGTCCAGATGATAATGAGACTATGGTACAACACACCGTTGACCTATCTAAAGTCGAGGTCGAGGTAGAAGATGGACACACAAACACAATTGACCTAACTGATACAGTATCAGTGGTGATGAAGTACCCAACCGTGAAGACATTCTCAGGTAGAGACCTGAAGAAACTATCACCAGAGGATACTATCGCCATGACTGGTCAATGTATATACCAGATTGTAGATGGTGTTGAGACATATGAAGCAGATGACCTATCTGAGAAAGAGATTGCGGAGTTCCTAGAGAACCTAACGCAAGTTCAGTTCGCTAAGATACAAAACTTCTTTGCCACAATGCCTAGATTGAAGCATGTCGTTAATGTGACTAACCCTAAGACAAAGAAGAAAGGTAAAGTCGTATTAGAAGGTATGCAAAGTTTTTTTTAATATGCCTCTCTCATATTAATTTAGAACAATATTATGAATTGAATTTTAAGATGATACAGTTACACCATTGGTCGTTAACTGAAATTGAAAACATGTTACCATATGAAAGAGAAGTTTATCTTGCTTTATTGAATGAACATATAAAGGAAGAGAATAAGAAGTATAGAGAGGCACAGGCTAAGAACAGGAGATAACATGGCTGAAGAAGTAAAGACACAAACACCACACCCAGCAGATACTAACGCTGATGGTGTTGTAAGTCCAGAGGAACATAAGATGTATCTGGAGTTTAAGAGAAAAGAGTTAGAAGACGCTGACGCTATGAGAGACGCTCAACGTAAGATGACTTGGTTCGCATTGGCAGGTCTATTACTATACCCTGCGGCGATAGTGTTAGCGGTAATCGCTAAACTAGATACAGCAAGTCAGATACTTGGTGATATGGCACCTACATACTTTGTCGCTGTGGCTGGTATCGTTGCGGCCTTCTTTGGTTCACAAGCATTCACAAATAAGAAGAAATAATTAGATGGCTGATTTTAAAGACGTAATCATTAGACTACAGGAGAACAGAAACGATAACAAAGAGGCTCTGACTACTCAGACCACAACGTTATCCTCTGAGATACAAACCCAAACGGGTGAGTTATCATCTGCTGTATCTGAGACAGCGAAGTCTCAGAATAGGTCTTTTGGTCAATCTTTAGCATTACAGTTTAAGAAGAATAATGATGGTCTAAACAGTATAAGGGACTCATTCACTAATAACTTCCAATCGATGATAAACTCTGCGGAGGAACAAGCGAATGCTGCCTCTGACCAACAACAGGCAATCGCTGATGAGGCAGAGAGAAATGCCCTATTCAAAGATAAGAAAGATGATGGATCTGGTGACGCAATAGAGAAAGCCGCAGAGAAGTCAGATAAGAAGACCAAAGGATTATTTGGTGGTCTCCTATCTTCGATGGGTGGAATGGTCGCAGGTGCGGGACTTGGTGGTGGTGCGTTACTCGCTGGGGCTGGTATACTCATGGGTGGTGGTGGATACTTCCTAAAACAACTCAATGAGATGGACGGTAAGGCGATAAGGGAAAATGTCGTTCAGTTGATGTCTATATCTGATGATGTAGGTGGTAAAGCAGAGTTCTTCCTAGAGGGTGGAACATTCGTGTTAGCCATGACTGGTATTGGACTTGGACTGGCAGCGTTTAGTGCTGGTGCGGCTGTAGCGGCTGCTGTTGAATACTTTAGTGGTGAGAGTGCGTTCGCTACTACGATACGTGCCAATGTAAAAGAATTATTAAGTATAGAAGACGACCATGGTGGCACATTTGATTTCTTAAAGAAGGGTGGTGCCTTTGGTATCGCTATGACGGCCATAGGTGCTGGTCTTGCGGCATTCAGTATAGGTACTGGTGTTGCGGCAGCAGTTGAGAAGTTCTCCAGTGAGAGTGACTTCGCTAAGACTATTCGTGCCAATGTAAAAGAGTTAATGGGTATCAATGATGACCATGGTGGGGCATTAGAGTTCTTAAAAGACGGTGGTGGATTCTTCGTTGCGATGACAGCCATAGGTGCTGGTCTTGCTGTATTTGGGGTAGGTTCTGCCGTAGCGGCAGCGTCTGATACTTTCATAGCGCTCGATGCAAAGAGCATAGTTGATAATGTTACGACACTATTAGGTATCAATGATTTATTCACAGGATTTGGAGACGCATTAAAAGAAGGTGGTACGTTCTTCGTTGCCATGACGGCTATCGCTGCTGGTTTAGCAGTATTTGGTGCTGGGTCTGCGGTCGCAGCCCTAACAACTGCGGGTGGTGATTTCATCAATCCAAATTGGGCACAAAGTATAGTTGATAATGTTACGACACTATTGAGTATCGCATCAATGCCTGAACTATTATTAGACACGGCATTGTTCACCACAGCCATGACTGGTATTGGGGCAGGACTCTTAGCATTCAGTATTGGTAAGGGTGCGGCAAGTATGGCGGAGGTTATTACACAATTCTCTGGTGTTGATTTCGCACAAACAATTAAAGATAACGTCACAGATTTATTAAGTATAATGGACGACCCTAACATCAACATAGGTAAGGCGGCAGACTTCTTGTCCGTTATGACCACTATAAGTGCGGGTCTATTGGCATTCTCTGGTAGTAAGTTAGTATCAGCGTTGGCTAATGTAGGTACATCTATACTCAACTTCTTATCAGGCGAAGAGAGTCCTGTCCAGGAGATGTTAGCGTTGGCTGATAGTGCTGATGACTTAACAACTGCCTCGACGGCATTAGATAGTCTGGCAGGATCACTACAGGCGATATCTGGATTACAGTTCGATGGTAGTAAGATTAATATGAGAAAGTTTGCGGAAGATTTATCTGAGAGTGTGCCACTGATAGAGGCAGCCATCATGGGTGGTTCTGTTGATATGTCTTGGTTACCTACTGGTGAGACGAAGTATAACGGTCTCGCAAGTCCAGAGATTGATTTTGAGGCAGCAACTCAACGTATAACTGAGTTGAGAAGGGCATTAGGATATGAAGTGGCACAGAAACAAGAGATGTCCGCAGAAGCGGCAGCCAGTGCGGCAAACATGTCTAACATAAATGCTACGGCAAATAATGTTCAAACTACGAATGTACAGAGTAAGTCCACATATAGTGTGGCAAGTTCAGTTCACAACCACGAGAAAACCGTTGGTATGATGAACAATATCAACGGCTCTCGTTATAGTATAACTGATGGTGAAGATTTTTAAGCCGTCTGATACCTAGGCGTCTTCGTTAAGGTCATTAAATTATTCTTCTTTTTTTGTTTCGATTGTTTCTTTAAGTTTTTCATTTTAGTTCTCCCTTTAAATTGATTGAGCATCGTGCCCATTTGCCTAGTTAACGTCATTATTTCTCCTATTGTTTAAATGTGTATATCTGTATCAGTTCTTCCTTTCCCTTAACCTTTATCTCACCAATACTCTTAGTCTTAATCGTGTCTGGTAATTGATCCTGTGTGAATGATGACCATATAGTCTTGTTGTCTAAGTGTTCATGTCTGCCTGCGGTAGCCTCTAATCGTGCGGCTAAGTTCACAGCGTCACCCACAACAGAATAATCCAATCTCGTCTTCGAACCCATGTTACCAACTATCGCTGGGCCAGTGTTAACACCCGTGCCCACATTGATATCTGGCAATCCTCTCTCCTTGTATAATACTTTTAATTCTTTTATCTTGTCCTCTATCTCCTGGCATGACTTGATAGCCATCTCAGCGTGATTAGGCATATCTAGTGGTGCGTTGAATATCGCCATCACACAATCTCCCATGAATTTATCTATCATACCACCATTACTGAGTATGATGTTAGATACCTCATTTAGAAACTCGTTTATCAACTCTACTAACCCCTCTGGGTCGTCCTTGTTCTTGTAGTATTCACTTATAGGTGTGAAACCAACGATGTCCATGAATAGGAAGGACATCTCTTTTCTCTCACCACCTAGTTTTAACTTACTTGGGTCTTTTACTAATATTGCCACTTGTCGTGGATCTAGGTACTTCTCAAACTGTTTTCTTATCTGTTGTTTGGCACGGAACTCTAATATGAAACGTAGGAACGTGGCATGAAATCCACATACCCATAGTGTGAGTAATATCCACGTCACATCTATCAATACTAACGTCTCAAAAGATAATGTGAACCAGTTGCCTATGCCTACTGTCGCACCAATGAGTGCTAGACCAATCAACCAGTATGGGGCAAATCTTATCAATACTATTATAACACACCCTGCCAGAAAAGCAAGCGCTAATTCAATGAGACTATCATATCTCTTTATCGTCTCTCCGTCAAGTATCGTCTGTAGTGAGTTGGCACTTATAACATAGTCGTACTGTTCTCCACTTGGTGTCGCAATCACACTTGATAGACCCTCTGCGGTCAATGCCAGTATGACTGTGGTACCTGCCGCGGCACTAAAATCATCACTCGCCGCACTTATCGTCTTAAACTCTTTATTCCAACGTAACCATATTCGGGCATTACTATCTGTGTTGATTGTCGCATATGCTGGCACCCTCATCGCAATCACGCCTGTTTGGTCTGCTTTTACTTGATATGATGGATCACCTACTGCTACTCGTATAGTCTCTATCGCCATGTTAGGATAGACTTCTTCACCTATCTTCATCAATAGTGGTACTCGTCTCGTAACACCATCTATCTCTGGTGCCGTATTGATTACACCTACACCAGAGGCACATTGTGCCAACTCTGGTAGTGGTCCAACCATACCAGGCCATTCGTATAGAAAGTTGAGTGGGTCACCTATCTTCGCAACACCCCTTGGTACTGGGTTAGATGTTCGTTTCTGTACAGTACCAGTCTGTGCGATTACTGTACCATATGTGAGTGTCTCACAGAAATCCATATCACCACCAAATCTATCTGTCTCACTAAACAATATTGGCATGACGATTATACCTGTCTGTGCCTGTCGTAAGTCAACAATCATATCTGCCAACACTTGACGAGGCCAAGGCCATTGGCCATACTTCTCTATTGCCTGTTCGTCTATTGTTATGATTGTTATGTCCTGTGAAGGTGTGACTTCTTCGTTACCTAAAACAAAGTCGAAGGACTTTAATCTAAGTATCTCTTTGAATCCAGGGTCTTGTAACCCTATATAAGTAAGGACCACCAACGTAATAAATGCTGTCGTCCAGTGTGACAACCACTTCATATTACTATTTAGTTATTCTTGCGTTACGGATACGGTACAACCACCAACTGTCTGACAATTTTGTGTTAGTGAATATGTTAAGGCACTTGTACTATTGTTTGAACCTTGTTGTAAGTTGAGGTCTGT